CTTGGTTCCAATCCGTGTAAATCCTGCCTTTTGCTTCTCCTAGAATCCCCAACCCATAGACTCTCCACCAAGCGGTATTCTCTTTCCTTGCTTCAATTGCTTGCCTTACTCGGGGATCTAATGCTTCGTTGTCAAGATAGGTAAGAGTTAGAAAATCCACATCCTGTTTTGGTAGTACTTGCGTATAGAACCAAAATTCAGCAACGGGGTTCCAATCCAACCAAACAACCTTACTTGTTCGTATCTCCAGCTGAGTATAGGTTTCGTAGGGGATATTGTTGGCTTCATTAATAAATAAAACATCTCTTCTGGGTCCTCGTACCTTGCCCGGCTGGTCGGCGCTGAAAAATTCTATCTTTGATCCCGTTTCAAACGTATAAATGTAGTCCGTTTTGTTCCAATTCGCGTCATTCCAATAGCCCCTGTCTTCCATGATGTTTGTAAAATCCCTAATTGCTCCCCTCTTCAGGTGAGGAAAACTTTCAGACACAACAGATACCAGCTCCCCGTGTGTGCTTTGGGCGTAATCTATCAAAACCATCAAAATGGATACAGTCTTGGATGCAGAAGTCCCCCCCGCAACTCCCCGTATTCGTTTACTCAGTTGCAGGATTTTCTTTGTCGCTGTCGTTACTTGGTACATTTTTTATTGACTCTCCCCCTAAAAGGGGCTGTACATTTACTTGGACGTTTGTTTGATTCTTTGGCTCGGGTGGAAGGTCTCCAACCTTCCTTGTCATTAGCTCTAGGTGCTGGAAACTGCCCTTTTTTGCATACTTCATTGTTAGCTCATCAAGTTTTGGAATGATCCTTCTTCGGAGCCTAGCATATTCGGAATAAAACCAATCCTCAAATCCTGGTATTTCTACCCAATCATACCAGGTTCGCCTAGACACTTCACCATTCCGTTCTATTTTTGTCGGAGAATTCGTTCCTAGCTCAACAGCGGTGAGGACATATTCCTTCATCTTGAGAGTAGGCTTAAAAACAGCGGGATTTGTGTGTTTTCGTGTAGCAATCGCCCTAGTCATCTGCTAATTGACCTCCTATATCTCCTAACATATACATATTCTAACATAAAATTTTACCAGCACAGAACCCCCTCAAATACCCAATAACTCACCAACTATAGGACAAAAGACACTTTCCCCGATAAAAATGACCCTAAATCCTTGTTTTTGCTTACCAATAAGGAAAAAAAGGACAATGTGGCTGGGGCTAAACACAAGAACACTGGACATTGGACATATATATAATATATGTCCAATGTCCAATGTTCTCTGTTTAACGCCGGCCATTTGTCCAGTATTCTTGTCCAGTGTTATGGGAATCCTTTAATGGCGGGATGAAACAATACTGGACATTTGTCCAGTATCGATGTCCAGTGTTCTGTGATTACAATGGCAGTTGTAGTATTTTTCAAAAAAGCATGTCCAATGATATTATAGGATATATTGTTTACTAGATTTGGGGTAACTCACCGTCGAAAATATCGGTAAAATTTTCGTCCTCTTCAGATGTTTCGGTAAACATATTTCTGACTGTGTACCATTTTTCTTTTCCTCTTTTTATTTCGTTCAATTCTTCTTCTTCTAAAAGTTTCTTTATTGTTCTTTGGATTGTTTTTTCGGACACCCCCCTAGCTTCTCCAAGTTCCACAATTTGTTTTTTGCTCACATATGCAGATGCAGACAGCATATCCATTATTAGATTCTCAATTTCATTAACTTTTGTCTCATCTATAAATTCCTCTACTTCTCCACAGTATTCGAAACCAGATACAGCAGTCTCGCCATTGTCTAAATAATCTACCTTCATTCGGATCATGAACTTATCTAGCTTCTGCGAATCTCTTGCCTTTACTTGTTTGAGTGTTAGCTCAGTTTTCGATTTTGCTACGGGCTCTAATCTGAATGCAGTAAAAAGTTGGGCGTTTATGTTAGAGGAACCCCTAAGTCTTTGGCTGTCATTTCTAAAAACTCCTTGTGAGGGTTTATTTTCATGGTGAAGAACAAGGTAAGCAATTCTAGGGTACAGAAGCCTGATAGCTTCGAAAAAATCCTGAGTATCTACGGCAGAGGATTCATTTCCCACCATAAAATCTACAAACGAATCGATAACTATGCAGTGAATTTCTTTTTTCGCAACAGTGGTAGATATGGCCTTTGCAAAATCGGAGGCATTCCCCCTACCGTCGGAGAGGGTAAACTTTTCGGGATAGCGCAAACAGAAGATGTTTTCATTATCTGCACCCATAGCTTTAGCTCTTTTTTGGATCATGCTTCTGGGGTTTTCTTTATCTAAAATCAAAACATTATGTTTTTCTTTTACTTCAAACTTTCCAAGCCAATTTTGGCCATCCGCCAAAGCCTTAGCAACAGAGAGGGCAAGTAGTGATTTTCCCGTACCTTCTGCGCCGTAAAAAAAACAAAATCCCTGTCCGTACAAAATATCCTTTATCAGCCATGCCTCCTGCGTGATTTCCTCTCTCACTATGTCTGCCAAAGAGTCTACAGTGAAGTCTTCGGGAATGTTGGAGGCTTCCCAATCGGAAGCTGTTTGCGCCTTTCCCATTAGTTCCACAAAATCAGAACTTTCCTTTTTACTGGCGAAAAAATCTGAGATGTCTTTATATTCTTCTGGTAAAGTTACTACTAAGGCATTTGGGAAAAAAGAGAGGAGATTTCGTACTCCTTTTTTACCCGCCTCGTCGTTATCCAAGCAAATAAATATTTCTTTCCCCTGTAGCAATTTAACAAAAGATTCTTCAAACTTTCCTGCCCCTGATGTAGTAGTAACTGCAGGTATTTTGTTTTGACTTAGGACTATGCAATCTATTTCCCCCTCACAAATCACAATTTTTTTCTCGTCCCTTACACGGTGGTAATTAAAAAGTGCCGAGTGACTTCCCAATGCGTTTTTATATTTTGGCTCTGTCCCTTCTTTTGTAAATTTTAAATTCCTAGACTTATAGAAAAGAAAGTTTCCATCTGCATCGTGTATGGGTATATTTAAATAGTTCTCATCGTAAGTAATACCAAAAGCCTTGATAGATTCTTCGGTCAAGGCGTGTTCCTCTATATATTCTTGAGCAGTCATTTAGAAAGTTCCTCTACAGCAGTTTGGAAACTGCAATTTTTTAATTTTTGATAAAAGTCTATAACATCCCCGCCACCGCAACCCCCGAAGCAGTAGTAAGTGTTTGTATTTGGGTAAATTGCAAAACTACCCCGAGTTTCCTCATGAAAGGGACACTTGCCCATAAGTACTTTACCAGTTTTTTTTGTTGGATATGTATAAAGGTTTGTTATTGGAAACTCCTTTGCTTTCCTAATTTTGTCGTCTATTATCGGGGATTTCTTCTCGCTGTTAAATAGCATGTCTCTAATTTTACACACCTATAAATGATTGTCAATGACTACCAATGCCCATGAATGCTTGACATACGCTAAAGAAGCTGATAAATTATAAAACATGGAACAACAGATAAGAGAAAATGATGAGGTAGCACTCAAATTTATGGACTTGGCACAAGTTGCCGATTATTTGAAGGTAAGCATTGGGACAGTTTACAGATATATAGTTGATAAAGAAAACCCCCTACCTTCTTTCAAAATAAGCGGGAAAAATATCTTGGTGCGAAAGGAGGAGTTGGATACTTGGATTGAGTCGCACCGCAGGGAGGTAGAAAAAAGTAGTCCATGTTTACACTAAGGGAATATCAGCAAGAGGCTGTAAACAGGCTTTTGTGGGGGGTAAATTTAGAGGGCGGAGATTTATGCGTTCTTCCTACTGGGGCGGGTAAAAGTCTAGTTATTGCGGAGCTTGCAACAGCTTTAAATAAACCTATCCTAATACTTCAACCTTCTCGGGAAATATTGGAACAAAACGTGGAAAAGATTCGTGCCTATGTAAAAGACTCAGATATTGGGATTTACTCGGCTTCTGTTGGTAGAAAGTATATTAGTAAATACACTTTTGCTACCATTCAATCTATTTATAAGAAACCCGAAGAATTTGCTCATTTTGGCTATGTGATTATTGATGAGGCACATTTAGTAAATCCTAAAAACTTGGACGGGATGTTTACTAGCTTCCTGCGTGAAATAGGAAACCCAAAAGTAGCGGGGCTTACTGCCACCCCCTATAGAATGGACGTAACTTATGAGCCCAATGGATGGGGAGGATTTATCGCCCATACAACCACAAAATTAATAAATAGAATGAAGTATCGTTTCTGGCACCGCATACTCTTCAATATAAATCTTGCGGAGTTGATACAAGAAGGTTACTTGCAACCACTGCGCTATTTTGACAAAACAGTACTTGATCACGAGAAAATACCCACAAATATAACTAAATCTGATTTTGATTTGGGGGCTTATAGTGGCTTGTTGCAGGAAAAAGAGGGGGTGGTGTTAGAGGCTATTTTCTTTGCACAGGAGATGGGGAAGCATGTGTTGGTGTTTTGTAGTTCTGTGGAACAGGCGGAAAGACTGCAAAAACTTGTTGAAGGTGCAAAAGTAGTTACTGCTAAAACAAGTAAAAAAGAGCGAATAGAAATAATAAAGGATTTTAGAGAGGGAAGAATTCAAACAGTTTTTAATGTTGGGGTTCTAACTACTGGTTTTGACTTTCCCGAATTGGATTGTATTGTCCTCCTTCGTCCCACCCAATCTATTGGTCTTTACTATCAAATGCTCGGGCGTGGGGTTAGGGTAGCTCCCCAAAAGAAAGGTTGCGCGGTGATAGATATTACAGGCACTGTAAGGAGGTTGGGTAGAATTGAAACAATAAAACTTGTAAAACAGGAAAAGTGGGAACTTATCTCTGAGACTGGGAGTTGGCACAATTTCCCCCTATATGATTTTGAAATTACTGGGAAAGTTAAACGCTTTTATTCCTAAAAATTAAATGTATAATATACACATGAAAAAGACAGCACAAATCCATAT